ATCTTGAGCGCTATAAAAACCAGCGTTAAGTTGTCGAGGAACTTACCCACTAGCGCCAATCTCGCGAAGCAGTGCCATCGCTTGGATTTGTCTGTGCTCCGGCATCTCACCCGATCGCCGCCAGTTGTAAACCGTCTGTCGAGTCACGCCCAACTCCCTCGCCGTTTCGCTGACCCCGCCGAATGCTTTGATTACTTCATGTATGCTCACAAAAACCCCCGCAAAATAATTTGACACGCCCATAGTACTAAGCTAACTTTACACTTGTCAAATTTTTAAACAGACAGGAAAAAAATGGTAGGCAAGCTAAGCGATGACGCAAAAATGAGCGGGTCACGCATCCCGACGCTGTACTGCTGGCAGTTCGGTAACGGCCACCCATACAAAACGCCCAACGAAGAACTGGCTGCATCGATAGCAGCGCATAACAATGAGCCAGTAGAGCGCGGCCATATCGGCGAACCGGGTATTGTTGGCAACCTGCTAGAACCTGCGCTGGCTTTGTCTGCCTGTGAAGAGCTAGGAATCCCAGAGCCTGAGCTGACGCCGGACGTAATCCGAACGCCTACGTTTGAGGTTTCATGCGACGCGATTAGCACCCTGCAGGTTCCGACAAAGATTCACGCAAGTAATATCGTTACGCTAGTTGTGCCTGATGCTGATGGCGAGGCGCGCTACCCAGAAGAGATGACACTGTCGGGCCATGTGCCGATCGAGGTTAAATGCACCAGCGACTACGCGACCGATGAGCCGCCGTTGCATCGCGGCCCGGTGCAGCTCCAGATGCAGATGATGGGCGTCAGCGCCGAATTTGGCGTGATCATCACTTTGCATCGCGGCATCGAGCGCCGGATCACCGTTTACCGCCGCAGCTTCACAATGCAAGAGCGTATCGCCGACCTCTGTCGCGAGTTCCAGCAGCGCGTAGAGTCTGCGAGATACTATCCGCCGATCAGCGTAGACGACGCTACCAAAGCGCCGGCAAGCGAAGAAAAAAGCGAAACTGATATCAGCGAGCTGGACGATGACATCGACCGCCTGGAGCGGCTCAAGGCGGACAGGCGTGCCTTTGATGATGAAATCGCTGAAATAGAGACCCGCATAATGTCAGCCATCGGCGATGCGCATGTCGGCACAACGCCGCGCTACCGTGTTGAATGGCCGGTCCGACACTACAAAGCACAGCCGGAAAAAATCACGCCGGCGAAAGAAGAGCGAACAATTCGCTTGAAAACGCTAAAAATTAAGCCTATGGTGTAAATGCTTCATGGAAAGCACTCCTAAGTGGTCATTGCCCGCCTCGCGCGGGCTTTTTTATGCGTCCGGCTTGAACTTGTTGCTTTTTTTGCAGTTTTCAGACAGCGGTATAACTTGCAGATTTGCAGGGACGTGCAGTCCGCAGACCTTCGGGTTTCTTAGCGGAACAACGTGATCAACTGAATGCTTGATGCCAGTCTCGATCGTAAGCACTCGAGCCTGATCATAGATTTCCGCAATTTGTTTTTGGATTTCTGGATTGTCTCGGCAGATGTTCGCGTTATCGAGATATTTACGCCTACGCATCGAGCCCTGCCGCCTCTGCCGGCGATAGCCTGGACGGGCCTTCCGCGCCGGGTCCTGAACGTATTTCATTTGGTGGTATTGCTTGCGGTAATAGTCGGGACGGCGCGGGCGCGAGCGTTCGGCTTTGCGCCACGTTTCGACCCGCTCGGCTGGCGTTTTTAGTGCGTGATAAAGGTTCAGGCATGTAGCGCACGCTCGATTGCTCGCAATTCGCGGCGAGTCGTGGCCGTGCTTGCAGGGCTTTTGGGTGTGGTAGTAGGTGGCTCTAAGCTCTCTGGCTTCGGCAGGTGAGCCGATCACGACAGCTTGGGCATCTCGTCATTTTTGACCGCCGCGGAAATGCGCAGCGCTCGATCGCCGACCTGGTCGGCCCATTTGCTGCGCAGCATCTCGTCGCCGGCTTCCTCGAACTCCGCACGCTGTAAGTAGCCGACAGTTTTGGTGAACCTAGAGAGCCCAAAAGTTCCCAAATTGAATGCCATATTGATCAGCGCGGCTTGGCGGGTCGGGGATAGCTCGCGCCAGAACGGCAGGATGGTGTCCAGCTCGCGCATGATCCGCACAATGTCATTCTCAAGCATAAACTTAGCTTCTGCCTTGTTAATGCCTGTGGACTCCAAATTGCGCCCGACGCCGATGGTCAGCTTGCCGGCGGTGCAATAGTAGGGCTTCAGCTTGCAGCCCTCGTCCTGCTCAAGCCATCGCGCCAGCGACTTGATATCTAAAGCGCTCACTTTTTGCCTTTAAGCGCCATCAACCGATCGGCGCCCTTGATCCCAAACGATGCAGAAACGGCCATAAACAGCAGATACTGATACCAGTCCGGGAGCTGGTCTAGCGCTTGAAATGCCAGCTCGATGCGATCAATAACGGCCGCGTCATTCATGGCTATACCCCAACCCGTAAAAATTACGGGAAGCGACAAAAGAACTGTAAACCACTCGTCTTTCCAAGATGATCCGCTAGCCTGGGCCATGTATTGCTCCCAGCTCGCTGTGTTTTTAATGACCTGCAAATCAGCTTCGTGTTTGGCGGCCGACTTTTCGCGACGGTTTTTGAGCCAGTCGCCGGCCAGCGATGTAACTCCAGAAACTACAGCCGACCACATAACGCGCTAGTCCTCTGGATCCTGCTCTGGCTTCTTTCTGTCGAGAAGCTGCTGCACGGTTCGGCTTTCGTAGATTCGGATACCTGTCCAAATAATTGTGAACAGAGCCGCAAGTGGCGGTAACATGGCGCCCATAGCTCCTAGCATTGTCGCCAGACTGGCGAAGTCGATCAGGTTTTTCGTCGGCTCGTCCATGATTTCTAGCAGCCTGGTCGGTTTTGCAGATTGTACCATCCTGGCACCCTCACGACATATCGTAGCGATTTAATTCGTTTTCACGAATCAGCGACCTGGCTCGTCGCAGGTCGCTGTAATACGCCTGCTGGCAGTGGCTCGGGTGCCACAGTGAAAATAACCAATCTATTGCAGTCCGTGCTTGCTTCCAGCCGGGCTCGGTGCGCAGCCGCCAGCAACGTCCAGAAATAGACTCGTTGGGGTTTTTCCCGGCAAGCAGCGCGACATTGGCCAGCTGAGAGAGCGCGTCACCTGTGCGAATTAGATAGGCTATAAATGCATTTTTCATAGCGTGGCCGCCAATACGAACAGGTCGTCTAGTTGTTCTGGTGTTAAGCCAAGCGCGGCCCCCATTTGAATAACCCATGGCGAGCTGCGATCGACAACGTGCGCATACTCCCACTCGATTTTAACCGCTGCTGAATCTTGTTCCGGCAAGGATGAGATTGCAGTATCTACCGCCGACAAAAGACCGCTTTGAGAAAGCGCCAAACGAGCCTGACGCATGGAGACTTGGGTATTGGCTCGCCATTCAGAAAGATACTCATCACGTTCTGCTTGTGTTTTTGGAACCACACTCCACGTCTGTGTGTTGATTGAAACATCCACGCTTTCTTCTAGCTTCTCCGTAAAAGGATCGAATGAAGGCGGATTAGTCGGCGTAGGTGGCGGCACATACTCGGCAGTGCCAGCTGTTTCTACAAGGTCAGCTTCCGTAACTTCTTCAGGGAGCGACTGAATACGCTCCCACTCCGCAATGACGGAGCCTGCCCGAGACTCGATCAGAGCACGAAGGTTCGCTTGCGAGAAGTCAGTCGGGTTGAACGCCTTTCGGATAGACGGAAGGCCTTCAGCATCGTAGCGCACCCGCATGAAGTTCTGAGTCGCTGAGGCTTTTTCGATTTCAAACGTGTAGTTCATTTTTCGCTCTCAAAATTTAATCAAAAACAATCCAGTACGAAAGATCGCCAGACTCTATAGTCAGGGTAGTCGTTGATGACGGATAAACTACCCACGTTTCAACACTCGGCAAGTCAAACGTGTTTCCACTGCTAAACTTTCTACTATCAAAAGACACTTCGGAGCAAATAATATCCGCGTCACCGTTTATGTTGCTGTCGATCAAAATTACAGATTGCCCCGGGCTTACGGTTGGGTCTGGGTCGAATGAGCCGCCGTTGCTATTAAAAGCCGATGCGTTCCGAATAACGGCAGCGTGAATTGCGCAGCCGGTACCGTCTGCGCCGCTCATCTCCCACGCGACATCAATCGTTGATGAGGCTGCAGTCAGGAACCTATAGACTGCTCGGCGCGAGTTAGTTTGACTGTTAGTGTTAACGAACCTGCCTTGATCGGTGCCGTTAATTGTCAGATCTGCTCCGCTGTCTAAAAAATTATTAGTCCGGCAGTGCCCATAAACAACAACAAGATCACCATCCTTAAATGATCCGTTAATTGTCGCAGTATATGAGCCGCCTTCGGAAACATCGTTTCTAGTTGATAGCAGGACTTCGTGATAAATTGTTTGCGGGCTGGACGAGAGCCCGTAGAAATCCGAAACACTCAAAGCGCCAGCGCCGGGAGCGCCTCCAGCGCCATAATATTCGCTTAGCGCGTGAGGAGCGGCGCCGCCGAACTCAGCGGCAATGTCCGCAATTGAAAGTGGACCTGAGCTAGGAAGCGCCATTTTCCAGCTCCTCCATTCGTATGTTTAATTCTTTCACGGCCTCAATTAAATACCCGACCAAATTGCCGTAAGCGACTGAAAGATATTCACCGGAATCGTTGACCAGCTCAGGCGCTACTTTCTGCAATTCCTGAGCAATCACCCCCGAACCCGCGTTTCCATCTTTAACAAACGATACGCCGCGCATTCGTAACACCTTGGACCCATCGAGCGTTTGTATATCCGCTTTAAGGCGTTCATCAGAAAAAGCAGTAACATCACCACTGGCAAGAATGTTTCCATCAACGTCTAGTTTTTCTGTGGGGCTGCTTGTACCAATACCGACGTTACCGCTGGAGTCGAGAGTTAGCGCAGTAGAGGAAGCATTGTCGTCGATGCCGGTGGAGGTAAAGCTCGTTATGGTTCCAACAGATGTGATGTTGGGTTGCGATGCTGTTAGCACCGCGCCCGTCAAATCGCCCGAAACATTGCCCGTCAAATTCGCGTTGACACTGTTAAACGTCACATCATCGCCAGTGCCAAGCCCAAGATTATCGGCTGCAGCCGATGCGGTTGTTGCGCCAGTGCCGCCCTGAGCGATCGGCAGCGTGCCGTCGACGGTTTTAGCGCCGCCGATGTTGATCGTCCAATCTGAAATAGTGCCGCTGCCAGCGAAGCCGAAAACGTCGACCACCAGCGTCGTGCCCGAGTAACTCGTAACTATACAGTCGAGGAAGTTGGTTTCCGGCGCCGCCGCGTCTGCAATGCGCAGTGGCGTGCCCGCCTGATAGGGCTTGTCCGAGTCCGCCGTCGTGAATGTTTTTGATCCGGTGCCGATGGCGACTGAACTTGTCGACGTGGAATTGTAAATATCGCCCGCCTGAGTGACGAAATCCTCCAGAGCGTCCGGGAATCCATCGACGTAATTGGTACCCTCGAAATCCGCGATCGTATAAGTGCGGCCGTTTAGTGTGACAGGAAACGACATTAGATAAGCTCCTCAATTTCTAAGACTCGGCCGTAATACTCAAGCGTGCGGTTTACGATTGGCTGGGTCGATACCAGCCGGCCGTATATGTTTTGAGTGATCCAAGTGGACGAATCGCTCGGTTGCGGAATAATTAAGATGTCCTTCGCGATTCCGCGCTGTCGATCTACGTTGTTGAAAATGTTGGAAAAAATCTCCGCTTCCGGCAGGTTGATAAGCTCAAACCGCGCTTTGCGGTATCGCTCGACCTCATCAATGAAAGTCTGCCCGCCGCGAGACTTAACCACCCGAGATTCGTCAACGAACTGGAACTCGGCTCCAAATCCGTAATTGGTCGACGGCCGGTAACTAGGCCCGCAAATAAGCCTGCCGGCCTGAATGTAGCCGTCGGCATTGCTGGCGTCGGCAATGTCGATCCGCAAGTACCTGGCCTGTACGGCTGAATCCAGAATCGCGAAAGAACTAATGGTGTAGCTTGCGGCTACTTCAGGGTTAAGAAATCCGCCCCAGTTAAAAATCCCCCACGGCAGCGTGCCGAACTCCTCGACCGTCGGCCAAGCATTAACCTCGCCGGAATCATAAACGGTCGTCGAAAAGTCCGCCGCGGCAGACAGCCGCCAGCGAATAGTACCGGCCTGAGATATGTTATGCCGTATTAGCGCAATAAAATCGACGATCCGGCTCTGTCCGAAATCAACATCAATTTGTACAGTTGTCGCGCTGTCCGACCTGTAAACCTTTACCAGCTGGCGATCCTGCAAGTTTTCCACAGGCAGCGAAGCAATTTCGCTGCTGGCAGATAGTGCGCTGGCATCGTCTACTGGTGCTTGAAATAATCATGTTGGCCATATCAGCCCCAAAGCTCCAGCTCTACCTCGTTGATCGCCGCATCTTCCACCAGCGAAATCACGCGAAAAAGTTTACCTGCGGCCAAATCGTAACGCGCAAACGTGACACGCACCAGATCGTTGATTTTAAGCGTAAAGGGCTGCGTTTTCACGCGCACGCGATAAACATCTCGCTGTGTGCCGTAGAGCGCCAGCAGCCGCGATGCTTCTGCCGAGGCCGCCGTAGCGTCTACCAGCCGAGAATCAACCTCAAGCACTGTAGCGTTGGGATAAATGGCAGCCGTGCTAGCGTCGCTGTCCTCAACCTGAGCGCCTTCACGCAAAGCAAAGTCCCGATCGTCCGCGCTGCCGCTCAGCGTGTCGTCGTCTAGTACCGTGTAGTTTTTTTTGTATTTCAAAACCACGTCAGAAATCGGCAGGCTGGTCGGCTGCCGGTCTATCTGGATGATGTTTGTGGAGTCTAAATCTAGGCCCGGGCTGCCAGACGGCGCCTCAACGCGGCCTACATTTAGCTTGCCGGCGCGATCGAAGCCGTAGAAAGCGCCGACGCTGTTGGCCAGCTCATCGAGCACAGCAAGCACATTGCCGCGCTTTTCAATATAAATGCCAACGGGCGAGCTATTGGAAGAATCAAGATCAGCAAATGAATTTGTATCTATGTCTACCGGGTCGCTGAACCCGCCGTACTCCGTCGCCACAAAACGGATAAGCTCGCCGACCGTCTGCTTATATGAGCCGCCCGGCTTGGCTCCGCGCACGTCGGCAGTGATAATGCCTTCGCCACCGCCAGTAAGCGTAAAACGGCCGTTGGTGAGGTCTGCGGTGTAGCCGGTAATGCTCTGCCCGTTTTCATAAACCGCGTCAATCGCCTCTATTTGGCCGTCGTGCACCTGATACACATCGTTAGCCTCATCAACTAGCACCGGCTTTATATTGTAAACCTCACCCAAGCAAATCGGCTTCGGCAGGCCCTCCATGATGGCGCTGCCCTCGGTGCCGCCGGTGCCGGCATAGCTGTTCGGTGGCAGCGTGCGAGTAAATCGCTCGCGCCCATCGCGCAAAATCACGCGAATTTCTAGGTCGTTGAATTCAACCGACGATGACTGACCCTTGAATATCGTGAAGTGCTCGGACAAGTCGCCGCCCTTTTCGCCGACCAAAACCTCAACGCTTCGGTTGTCCCAGGCGTAACCGGCAAACGCATCAAGCCCGCCGTCTGCGTTAGCGAGCACGATCTCGCCGAAGGAGGGCACGGACTGACCGCCGACCTTTCCAGAGCTAAACATTGAGCGCTGGAAGCTCAGCGCCTCGACAACGCGCGGCTCGAAGTAAGTATTGGCCGGAGATTCCGCCGGCTTAGACACATAGCCTCGGTCGCTTAGGTATACGGTTGTCTCGGCTTCAGCGTCTAGGTCGTAGGGCTTAAGTATGACAATGTAGCTCTTAGCCGCGTAGGGGTTGCTGACAAGCTCTTGCAGCGTTTGGGCGACCATTACCCCCTGCCCCCGGCCAACTGGCCACCCGCAAGCGCTCGGCCAAACTGGCGACGCAGGTCGCTAATCTCGTCGCGCACCTCATGCACCGCCTCGACCAGTTGGTTCGCGCCATCTCGCGTAATGGGTGATACGGTGCCACCCCGCCCCGGAATGAATAACTCCGGTCCGCCCTCGCCGACGAGCGAAGGCTGCCCACGTTCGAGCGGCCCGCCCTGCTCGCGAGCTGCGAGAGTGAGAGAATTTCCGGCGACGCCCTGCGCGCTGTTGAACAGCCGAGATACGGCGTCGTCTAGGCTGAATTGAGGAAAAGCGATTTCCGCCATTCTCTGACCCAGATAGTTGTATAACTCATTCGCCAAACCATCGCCAATATCGGGCAGCCCATCCGCAACCGCGTTGTGTGCGTCCGTGCTGCTGCTTGGCCCCAAAATACTTTGCCAAATTTCATCAGCTATTTGGTCGGCTATGCTTACTGACGTAGCATCAGAACCAATAATATCGTCTCGATTGGTGATCTGGTTGTATGGGTTTACCCCAAAGATTTCCTCAATCCCGAGAAGAGCGCCGCTAACGCTGTTTCGCGTAAAAGATGCCAGCTTGGACCGCGTCGTTGCGTTAATTTCGCCTTGCGAAATCCCCACGCCGGGAACGAAGTTCTTAAAAAAGTTTACGATGCTATAAATTGCCACCAGCACCTGCCCGAGGCCGGGAACTGCTGACGCAGCACCAATGTTAGAAACGCCGCCCGCGAGCCATGATTGAATCGCCCCCCCAGACGCAAACCCCGGCATCTTGCCCGAGTTCAGCTGCTCAAAAAATGACGTGCCGAACTTGCTGACGGATGCGGCGTTAATGACGTATTCGCCGGGGGACAGTCGCGCGAGTACCTTGTCCTCCTTCGGGCCGCCCATGCCGGACACCCTGCCGCCGGTCGCGTAGCCCTGCACCTCGCCGCCAGTGTTGAAGCCTGGGAACATGTTTTTCAAAAAATTAATGCCGACCGACGCAATAGCGCCTGCAGCGATTTCTGACAGCGTCCGAAGAATCGCGTCCTTAAATGCTGAAAAGCTAAACTCACCGTCTCGGAAAAAGTCGCCGAGCGCGCCGGTCAGCGATCCAAGCGCGCCTTGGAAGGCGCCGAGCGCCGAGCCTTGGCCCGTAAACAGATCGCGCACCGCCTGATCAAAGTCCTTTACCGGCTTAGTACCAAAAC